TTAGCCATGCGGCTGCAACCGGCGTCCGAGTTGGATTCGCACATCGTTCAATATGTCGGTCACGTGAGAGATTGACGATCGCATCTCGGTCTGGAATTCGCGCCCCTCTCGGCGCTCGTCGTCTATGGTGTGCTCGATCGTCGCAATGCGCAGCTCGTGCTCGCTGACCTTGACCGTGAGATCGGCACGCACCTGTTGAATATCAGAGCGGAGGCTCAAATAGCTGGTAATCGCCCCTCCGCCGATGGTGACCAAGATGACGGCAGCCTGAAGCAGGTGCCCAAAATTGATCTCCGGGCTGAACCTCGGCCATAGTCGTTTGTCGTCCGTCATCTTGCCCGCCCGACGATTCTGATCCCGCCGGGCCCGAAGCTCAGCGTTTTGGTTTCACCGCCGACATACAGGCTGCATTCACCGGTGGTCTCGTCGGCGGTTACGATCTCGCCCGGGACGTCGGTGTAGTTGTCGGTGCGCACGATCTTCCAGCGGCGCTTGTCTTCGCTGCTGTGCCATGATTCGAGCTTCAAGGGAGCCTCTCTCTGACTGGTGGTGCGGGATATTGCTGGACGGACGTGTCGCTCACTGTGAGCCGACAAAGGTCCAGGCAAGATTTGCTAATGTGGCATCCGGCGAGGCTGGCGCGACCACGGTCAAAATGTCGCCCGCCATGAAGGTCGTCGCCGAAGCCATGCTGAAAGTCGCCGTCGTCGCACCGGCGCCAAAGACCATCGCGCCGACACCCGCGCCATTCTTGTTGATGCTGTAGGTTGTGGTTGCTGTAGCGGCGACGCCGGCCGTCCCTTGGCTGCCGGGCAGCCCTGCGGGGAACACAACGATGCCGGCAAAAACATACCGCTGGACGACGAGATTGGCGCTCGTCGGCCCGGTGTAGGAACCACTGACCGTTGTCGCGACCGATGCCTTTCCGGAACCGGTAACCGTGTAGCTGTAGGCCGGGACCGAAGCGAGACCCTGCGCCCCACCACCGACGATATTGGCGGACGGAAATTTCAGAAAGATGGTCTGGCCGACGAGGGTCGAAGGATACGGAAATCGACCGATCGCCTGGTCTAGTCTGGCAAATTGCGCGCCTGCCGAGTGGCTGCCGATGGTGCTGCCATAGGCGCCGCGATAGAGTGTCGTCAGACCGTAATGGTAGGTCGCCGTCAGAGTCGCGGTTTGGTATGCCAACAGCTCGCCGCCGACATAGCAAAGCGTAACGAGATTCGCCGCGTCGCCGGCCGAGACCGAAAGCAGCTCCCCGCGGCTCTCCGTCAAGTCGACTGACAGCGCGTTGGTCTCATCGGGTTCCGGCCCGGCATAGCTTGGCAACGCGGCGGCCAGAACCCCCTGTGTCGCCGGACCCGGGATTGTCCCGGCATAGGCATAGGAGCTCCCGTCGCTCGAGATCCACACCTGGGCGCCGCCCCAGTTCGGGCCACCCGACAGCGCCACCCAGATCTCGAGGTCGCCCGACAATAGTGCCGCCGGCGGCTCAAAGATTAACGGCGTGTTGACGACACCGGGCCCGGTGGCCCAATTCGGGATATATCCGGTGGTGTTCTGCTTGCCGTACAAAACTGCAGTCGAATAGCCGCCAAAGAAATCCTCGGCGGTGATCGTCAAAGTTCCCTCGTCATCCTCCTCGACAGCAGTGATGCGCACTGTCAAGGCAGAGACGCCAAGCCGCGCATCGGTGATTTGGACGAGGTCCATCGGCTCGAGCAGACAATATTTCCAGCCGAGCTTGAAAGTGTAGGTGTTGCGGAAGAGCAGCGAACGCTGCAGCACCAGCTGCGCAACGACCGGACCCGTCAAGTAGGGGGTCGACAATCATGTCGGCCTTGATAGAGGTGTCGCGCCGGATGCCGTAAAGATCGACCGCGGCTTGGTCGAAGGTTTCTACAACATGCGAATTGTAGCTGTTGCCGCGGTCCTTGCACTGCAGCTGGATGCAGTTGCTGGCGTCAGCCGGGGTCGAGCGCATGATATGCACCGGATCATCGGTGAAACCGCCGGTGACCGGGGTGGCACCCGCCCGCAATGCGGGGCCGCCCGGGCTGGCGCCAATATTGACCCCGGCGCTCGATTCCTGGACGATGTAGTCGTCCTCTCCGAGACTGTAGGCCGGCGTCGTGTTTGGCGAGTAGGTGTAGGGGCCGGCGGTGCTGCCGAGCGCGATAATCACGCCGCCCGACGCGCTGACGGCGACAGAAGTCGATTGCGCGCCGGCATTCAGCATCGCAATCATCAGGCCATTCGGGCTGACGCCGGCCCACAGGCCGAATGCGGTTAGCGCCGCAGTGCTTAGGACTGCCTGCGCCAATCCGGCCCCGACCGCGGCGTAGGTCTGCTCGTGACCGGTCGTCGTGTAGCTGACAGTGACCGGTGAGCCGGCCAGACCAGGATTGCTGAAAACGAGGCTGACGGTATCGCCGCCTGCACTTGTCACGCTGCCGCCGAGCTGCACCAGTTGGTATAAGGCGGTCAGCGGCTGGTCGCCATAAGGGATGATCTTGAGCTGCCCCCCGGACCAGACGACGGCGCTGTTGGTCAGGTTGGCAATGTCGGCAAGGCACTGTTGTGCCGGCTGCTGGGTGTCGAGCATTGGCGACACGAAGAGGCCTGCGGCAAAGCAATAGCTCTGATAGGAAGCCGCGACAGACGAGGTCATCGCCGGGTCGAGGTTGACGATCGGGAACCCGGCGCCATAGCGTGGGTTGGTCAGGAAGTCGGCGACTATCGCCGCGGGGTTGGCGTCGTAGCCATTGACACCGGACCCGGCTTCGATGCCCTCGACTTCGACCGAGAAATTGGGCAAGGTCGCAGTATTGCCGAGCTGATAGTTGGCGCAGGCGAAATTCGCCGTTCCGGAATAGCTGAGGGCCTTTGCCGGGTGTGTCGACACCCAAAAGGGGTCGGCGGCCTGACTGTCGGCACCGAGATTGATCGAGGAGAGCCCGGACACGCCTGCCAAGGCCGATATATTCTTATCCCACCAGACGCTACCGATGCCGGCAATAGGTCCCTGGCACAGCCCCATGATGAACGAAGCCGAATAAGTGTATTGTTGTCCGCCGCCCTTGCCGCCGCCGCCTTTGCCTTTGCCGCCGGTCTTTGACGCCGGTGTTGCCTTGAAGTCGTCATAGTCCAGCAGGTTCCCGGATAACCGCGTCGTGCCATAGACAAGCGGAATGACGCCGCCTTGCTGTGAGGTCTGGAACTGCAGCGATCCGACCGCCTTTTGCTGCTTGGCGTTGGTCCGCCCCCCGAGAATGCCGCCCACCGATGCCCCTCAGATGCTGGTTGCTGTGAACGGGTCGAAGATGCGCACTGGCCGCCCGGCGAGCTGTCCTTGCGTGGCATCGGCATAAACGACACCTGCATTGTGCCAGGCATGGATCAGCCGCGGCCATTGGATGACGATCGCGCCGTGGGCGAAGCAGCGGCCGAATTTGAATACCGCGATGTCACCGGGCTGCGGCCGGCCAGTGCCACTTCCTACAGGGACCTCGCGGGCATACTGCATGACGCCGTCGAGATAGCGTTCGGCGTCGCGGTGCAGGTTCCAATCCGGCGGGTAAAACGGCACATCGACATGCGGGATGACGCCAGCCCGCTCATAAACCTCGGCGAGCAATGTCAGGCAATCGGCACCAACGCCTTTCACTCGCGCCATATGATGGTAGGGCGTGCGCAGCCATTCTCGGGCTTCCTCGATGACCGCAAACCGGCCCGGATCAGCCGGAGGTTGGGCCTCGGCAATCGTGGCCACGCCACTAGGATCCGTCAAACCGCCGTCTCCGGGGTCGGGATATGAGGAAAGCCGCCAAAATGGGCGGCGTTGTTGAACACATTGGTACAAGTCGCAATCGTGTGGTCGCAGCCGGGCAGCAACTGGAACTGATCACCGGTTGCGATGGGGGAAAGAAAGGCGAGCTTGACGGTGACCACACCGCCGCTGGCAAACCCGGCGATCGTACGGCTGTAGCCGGCATTTGCTCCGGTCATTCCGATAATCGTCCCCAGGGCAAACGGCGTCGTCGAGCTCGGCGCACCGGTGATCACGGTCTGCGTCGAGCCGGCCCCGGCTGGGAAGGTCACGGCGAGGCTGGCCCGGTTAAACTGGCACATCGGCCCGCCAAAGATGTGCGTGCACGAGGCCTGCCATAGCCGCCGCGGCATCTGGATGTTTAGTAATTCAAGATGCGAGCGGCATTTGATGTCGATACCAGTGCGGCTGCAATCGATATCGGAGATGCGGCCGGCGAACAGAACTACCGTTCCCGGGCTGGTATCGCCATAAGCTGGCATAAAGGCCCGCTCGAGCTGCAGCAACGCGCCGTCGAGCTGGCCCTGCCAGGCCGCGTGCAGAAACGGCAAATCGCCGATTAGATCGGTGGGCTCGGGATAAACCTTGACCTCGAGCTCGTCGACCTGGACACCGATGACGACTTTCGTCTTTGAGCGTTCAAACTTCGGGCCCAGCGCAAAAGTCTGGCCATTGGCGGTTAGCGCGGTCGGGGCTGCCGAGTACCGCAGAACGGATCCGCCGACCAGAGTAAAGGTATAGAGGTCGGCCATGATGAACCGCTCACTGCCGTTCAGCAGCGCGATCAGGGCGGCAGAAGCCGGTTTCACGATCGCACCGAGATAAAGGTCAGCTTTTTGAGCTGCCACAGCTGAAACATGAAATTTTCGAACGCGTAGCTATCGTCCACGAACCGGCAGCGAAAGTAATAGCTGAAGTCCGCCGTGATGATCAGCCTGCTGCCGGGCGCGGTCTTAAATGCAACCAGCCCGGTGTTGGGATCGACGCTATAGCTTGCCGGGCTTTGGGTAATGCCGTCGAGGTAGATCGCGCTGACGACGTTCGGCGCTAGAATAGGCTCTTGAAAGCCGCCGCCGGGCAGCGTCATGCCCATCGTGCGCTGTAATTGGAAAATAGTGGTACTGGCGTTGCCGACGCCGATCCGCTGAGCGGCGACCCGATCGTCGCTCGGATCGCGAAAAAGAAAGGTACCGAAAGCACCCTGACAGAGCATGAAGAACCCCATCAAGGTTCGCAGCTCGTCGAAGCCGGCTGCCGGATTGTCGCGCAGCAAGTCAAAGACCAGCGTGAATTGCCACAACGGGTAGGGGTAATCGAGGGCCCGCAATTCCCGTCCCGACACCGCACGCTGCACGCGGGTCTGGAAGGTTGGCGATTTGGTGACGCTCCAGGCGAGCCCGGGCAGCGCCGGGAAAACCCCAATGTCGGACATCAGCTCGTCCGCAGAGCCGAACCGTTGCGCAATGCATTGTTGATCGCTGCAACGAGCGCACTGCCGTTGCTGCGAAAAAACCGCGCCACGTCCTGGCTGTCCATTGCCGAGACGCCAAAGTTTACGACGACAGGCGGACTGCCGCCGCCGGCATTGCCGCTGGAGGGTGCGGTAATCAAATTCTGCAGTCCTTGGGAGATATTTGCCGGCAGCACCATCTCATTGCTATGAAGCTGGGCGAGCACGCCGCCGGACCCGAGGCTCGGCACCGCCCAGCCGCCTTGTGCGCTCGGGACGATCCCGCCGCGCTCAAAGCCAAACAATGTCCCGATGCCTTTGAAGAGGCCGCCGGTCAGGCCGCCCGAGCCAAACAGGCTTCCGAGCCCCAAGCCTTCGGCGGCGCCACCGCCTGCCACCACCGCACCTGCGCCGGTGAGACCGCCCGAGAAGTCCTGATCGCTGCCGCCCAATGAGCCGCCAGCCAAAAGGTTGCCGATCTGGTCGAAGACGCCTCTGACGGCCGAGTTGACAAACTCGGCAATGATCGATTGGGCGAGGTTTGCCAGTGCCTTCTGCACGGTCGTCGTGCCCAGGATAATGCCGGTAACCGACCTGTCGATCGCCCGCTCGACCGGCGCCACCAGATCGTCCCAGGACCTTTTGTTGGCTTCCGCCAATTTGGCGTCGAGGGCTTGCACATTGGTGACGTATTTCTCGTAAGCAAGCGCCTGTTCGTCGAGCAGCTTCTCTTGCATGCGCCCGTCGTTGTCAGCCGCCGCCAGCTTTTTATCGTAATAGGCCTGGTCGTAGGACCATTTGAGGTCGACGAGGTCTTGCTCTTGCCGGACTGCTTCGGCTGCCGAGAGCTGGCCAAAGGCGGCTTCGTTCTCGATGGCCGCCTTGTAGCGGGCAAATTGCTCGTCGGTGATCTTCTGCTCGGCGCCGAGGTGGTTGAGCTGGTCTCGTTCATTTTGGGCAGCCAGCTGATTTCCAATACCGCCGCCCATGGCGATGCCCGCGATCATACCGTCGCCGGTCGATCCCGCGAGGCTTGCGGCTCGGGTTTGCAGTGCACCGATGCTCGATCCTACTTGCGCGCTGGCCGTGCTGATCTGCACCTGCACCTGTTGGGCAGCGGCTCCGAGCCCGGCAAACTGAGCGCGGATCGCATCGGTTGCTGCCTGAACCGAATTTGCGGCGGCCTCCAATCCGGATTGCAGATCATCCGTATTGGCGCTGATGACGACGCTGGTTTCGATGTCGGCCATGATAGCCCCTTGATGACGGGAGCGCCCTCAGGCGCTCCCGCCTTGTCCGCTGCGAGGCCGCGCGCACGTCATTTCCCGGCCCTCACGCGGCGGCGCAGCTCCGGGAAGTCGAGCACCACAGCATCGAGGCCGGCATGTACGTCGCCGGCGCCAAAACCGGGACCGAGCTCGGCGAGCAACGCCTCGAGATCGGCATGATCTGAACCTGCGACAGGCATTTGCTTTGTTCTGTGCGGCCGTTTGCCGATGCCGAGATAGCCGCCGACCAGAAGGTGAACCGGCGGATGCTCGGTCCAATACCTGGTGAGCTCCTCGAAGTCGAAGAGGGTCATTGCGTCGATTACGGGGTAGCTGTAGCCGCAGGCAGTGGCGAGGAGGCCATAGATATTTCCCCAGTCGTCTGCGTCTCGCGGACCGGGTCTGGATATGATCCGGCTGTCGCTGCCTCTGCCCCCGGGTTGGCTCCGGGGGCTACTGCTTCCCCCAGGGAATTATCGCGCAGCTTGAGCCCGGAGCCGGTAAGAACGGCGTTGAGCACCGCACTGGCGTTGCCGAGATCGAGCAGGTTCTCGACCATGTCGGCGGTCGTCTCAGGATAATTGCGTTGCAGTGCGGCGGCGACAATTTCGACAAGCACGCCGATCTGCGTCTCGCCCATTGCTGCACCGATCTCGGTCAGTTGCCGCACCTTGGGCATCAGCCGGCGGAGCTGGCCGAGTGTCAAAGGCGGGACGATCCAATCCCGCCCGCCCATTGCTATCGTGACACCGGGAAGCATCATTCTACCGTGCTCAGATAGCCGATCGTCCCGGAAGCATCGGCGAAGGCCGAGAAATCGAGCTCGTGAATTGTCCAATCGTCGATTTTGGTCGGCAACGACAATTTGCCGGCCATGCAGGCGTTGAGACGCAAGGCCGTCCCGCTGCCGGCGTAGTTGGTATAGAAGGTTGCCTTGAAAGTCGGCGTCGTGCCCATCACTTGGTTTGTGATCGTGAGCTTGCTGCCCGATGTCGTCAGGTTGTAGGTATAGGAGATCAATACCGCCGCACTCGCATCGGCGGATGAAAAAGTATAGATCCCGGTGGCGAAATTCACCGAGTATTGACCGGCAGAAGAGGGAGTCGTCACCCGGTTGAAGCGCTTGCCGCTGGCGGCATAGACGACACCCAGGTCGTCGTTGTAATTGGCCGCGTTGGCGACAGTCACTGTGTAGGGCGTCACCTCCGGAATGCTCGCGGCTTCGAGCTGCGAAACGGCGAACTGGCCGGTGGCCGGGGTCAGGCCAAAGAAAATGTCGGAATACAGCAGTCCCAGGATCTGCGCGAACTTTGCTTTACCGGTGATCTTGCCCTGGCCGCGAGCGATCGCGAGAGGAAACTGCAGCTGTCCATAGAGCGGCTTGTCGGTCCAATCGAAATCGATTTGGATATCCTGGAGCACGCCAAATTGGCGCGGGCCGATCCCGGAGCCGGTCACGTCGGTGCGTTCGCCCCAAACCGCCCCCGAGCCGAAGCTCAATTGCATCTCAAATACTCCCTTTCAAGACGTCGTCCTGGGCTTGAACCAAGAGCCGCTTCAGCATCTGCTTGGCGGCGTAGGCGACGTTCCAGGCCTGGGTATCCCGGGCGATTGCCGAGCCCGGGAAATGGTCGTTCCACCAGCGTTCGATCAGCTGGTCGATCCAAATAACCTTGCTTTCCGGGGAAGGGAGGCTTCGCTCTGCGTTCTCGGGAGGAGCAATGCTTCCTTCCGGGTCTTCCACGGCCATCGGGGACACTCCTTCAATTCAGACCAACCACTGGCAGGTAGAAACCCGACAGTTGGCACCGGCGCTCCACCACGAGATTGCTTCGCCCGGGCTCGACCCGCGGGGAAGCTCAGTGGCTGCAGACTTTATCCAGGGTCAGACGCACAAGATCTCGACCGGGACGATCGCAATCGCCTGGTCTCCGAGCACTCCTTCGTCGGTCTCGATCTTTCCAGCGATGTAGGCATGCTGCACCATTGCCGGCAAACCAAGGTTCTGAATTCCGGTCACCGGAGATGGCGCCAGCGCCGCTTCGAGCGCGTCGATCAGTGGGTTCAAGAGCATTGCGGGCGCCAGGGGATCGCTCGAATGGACGTAGATGTAGAAATCGGCGTAGAGCGTCCAGATGATCGGGGCCCCCAGCGTCTTAATCACCGCGTGCCCGCCCTTTTCGCTCATAAACAGCGCGGGCTGCTCGGCCGGAGCAAGATCGGCCCAATGTCGGAGCCTGCGGCTCGCGCTGGCAAAGCTCGCCGCACCGGCTGCGAGCGACCAGAGGGTGCCATAGATCGCTTCTCTGACGATCATCCGCCGCTCCGTTGCCGCGGGAGACGCGCGTCCCGCGCAATCATTCCGATACCGCTTCAGCCAAAGCTGCCTCCACCTCATTGCGGATCGCCGGCGACATGTCATCAAGTGCCGAGCGCAGGAAGGACCGTTCGGGGAGCTTCGTTCGGCGCTCGTAGGCCCGCACGCTGATCGTCTTTTCGGCGATCGGGCGGCCAAAGGCCTCGGTGATGCGCCGCAGGCTCGCCCGTACGCTGACCGTCCCCGCGAACCCGTATTCCTGAGCGGCGCCGTACGGGAGATCGGTGAAGACGCTCGCAGTGACGCTCCGGGCACTCTCCTCGACGCGAAGGTCAATGCTCGATTTTAACGCCCCGCTCCGGCTTTTGAGCACCTGGCCACTCAGTCTCTCTTGTCGAACCTGACGCTGGAGCTCGATCCCGAGATGGGTGATGCCGCGAACGAGCCCGGTATTGACGGTGTCGGGAAGCGCCCGCAGCCGCTGCAACAATTGCTCGTCGCCGACCAAATAGGCGGTGATCATGCGACGCTCACCAGCATTGCCGTATCGGTTTGCGTCGGTGCCGGCATCAGGAATCCGGTGGTCGGCGAAACGACTCGGTATTGCTGGATCAGGGTCTTTATCGAGTCACTCATATCCTTTTGCGAATAGGATACCGTCTCGCCGCCGCCGCCGGCTCTGCTGACCTCGCCGATACGGCTGCGTTCTCGGTAACGCAGTGCCACCAGCTCGATACAGGCCTGGGCGAGGTCGGGCGGCGTCACCGCATAACCGGCGGTATATTGCAAGCTCACGCATCCCGCCTTTCGCGGCACCGCGTATCCTCGGATCACCAGTTGCGTCGGCGTGAAGAGGTAGCCTGCCTGTGTCACAAAGGTGTCGACAATGGCAATGCCGGATTGGCCCGGCAGGGACGCCGGTATCGGCGGGATAGTCACGCCGTCGACAACGACGCGGCTGACGGCGCTGACCGGGAACGTTGCAAATTGGTATCGCGCATCGTATGGGCCGAGGGCATTCCCCAGACCGTCTCGAACCTCGACCCAGTCTTGCGAAGCAATTTGCCGATTTAGCCAGGTTTGAATAAATTGGCTCGCCGCGGTAATCAGACGCGTCAGCAACGCGTCGTCGGTCGCCGGAAAAGCGCTTTGCCCGGTTTGCAGCCAGGCCTTGACATCGGCAAGCGTCGTCAAGTCGCCAAAGCTCGCCCCGGGCGAAGCAAAACCGGTCATCACGCGTGTCCCGGCTCGTGATGCGCCGCCGCGGTAACATCGCTCCATTGACGAGCGACCGGGGCCGCCGTTGCGGCGATTTGGCCGAGGATTTCCATCGCCGCCTCCTCGCCATAAGCGCCAGCGAGGTTAATTATCAGAATATTGGCGAGCCCCTCCAATGCCAGCGGTACGCCGAAAGCCTCGGCCGCACAAGCGAAGGCGTAATGCATCTGTTGCATTACCTTGACCACCGGGTCATCGGCTCTCATGATCCTGGTGTTCTTCTTATCGGTGGTCATCGTATCACTCCTCGAACCACGTCATCATCGGGGACTGCCGCAGTACCGCGGTCCTCGATGACATAGCCGCCATTGTGCAGCAGGTGCACGGCGACTTCGCGCGGCACCCGCACGACCCCATCGAGGTCGTGCGGATACCGCTCTGTCCCGTGCCCGACGGCGTCCCACACCGGGAAGCTGGCCCGTAATGCGATTAGATCAGACACGGAGATACCCCTCATCCCAAATCTGAGACCATCACCGCGGGTCAGCCGTTGGCAATGTTGCAGATGACGCCCATTGCAAAGTGGGCGTAAACAGCAAGAACTTCCTCGGCATAGACGCCGACTTGGCGCTGACGCGTGATGATCGGCCAGTCTATTTGATAGTAATCCTGCCGGGTTTTTATCTCGGCGACGTTCGGTACCTCGTTCGACTGGTACTGGATCGGCAGGTTCTCGGCCCAGCCGATGATCGTGCCCGGGGGCACGCGCGGATGGATCCTGATCGGGATGCGAAGCCCGCCGTTGATCGCAAAGGGGTTGTAGTAGAACTGCACGACGCCCGACGCGGTCACCTGGTACTCACCGGCGCTGCCGTCCGCCGGGGAATCGAAGCGCAGCAATGGTCCCGACGCGTTTGACAGCACCTTGCTGGTGATGTTCTTACGCTCTTGCGAGTTGACGTAGAGGACAGTCGGTGACAGCTCGAAATTGTCCCACATCTTTTGGAACATCATGTCGATTTCGACTACCGAGCCGCGGCCCGATGCAGTCAGCGGCGTCCCTGTTCCAGCGATGCCGGTCGGCATGATGTTGATATAGGCATTCGACCCAGGCTTGAGCGCAGTGGTCAGCAACCCGTCATAGGCGTAGCCGGAGTTGGCCGAGTTGTCTGCGTTGATCGCGGTCTGTGCCTGGTTGCCGGTGCTGAGTGGGGCATTGAGGGCGAGACTGTTGATCATTGTGATCGCTTGCAAGGTCTCGGTCCCAGTCGCTGTCGAGACATACCAGGCATAGGCGATCGCGCCCTGCATCGCAGTAACGGTGCAGAACAAAGTCTGGCCGAGGGTCACTGCCTGGCTCGCCTCCGCACTGATGTTCGACGAGCCGCCGGCCAGCATATAGCTCTTGCCGTCGGCCCCGGTGACGGTCTTCGAGGTGGCGACGCCGTTCATCAGGGTCGAATTCTGGTAGCCTTCGAGCGTCAAGCCGACCACTTTGACAAAGTAGGTAGCCGAGGGCAGCGTCGCGCCGCTGCCCGATGCCGACAACGTCGGTGTCGCAGGCGTCCCGCGCGAGCGAGGCGTTGCCGGCGAGAATCGCCATCTCTTCCTTGAGCATCATCTTCTGCAAGAGGCGAAAGGTCATTCGCGCTTGAATGTCCTCAAATTGGCGGCCGGCGGAAATCGCTTCAAAAGTCGCCGCGTCCTCCTCCCCAATCGTCACGTAAGTGGCCGATTTGTTTGAGGTCGAGTAAGACATCTGGCCGGAACGCTGGCCTTCCGGCACCCAGCCCATAGCGTCGAAGCCCGAGCCGATAATGTTGTTGACCTGACGCCAGTTAGTCGCTGAGCCGGTGCCGCCGCCGACGCGCGGCATGACGTTCCGGAGCGGGGTCACAAACGGATAGAGGTTCTTGGCCGGGGCTTGAAGGTCATAGGCGAGCAGACCGGTCGCGGTCGAGATCGACTTGGCGAGCGCGTCATCCGGCTTGGCCAAAGCTCCCTTCAAGAGCTCCAGCGATTCCTGAGTGATTGGATTCATCAAAAAGTCCTCCCAAAAGGGGGGCAACAAAAAGCCCGGCCGAACAACCGGGCTGGAGAATGGTTTTCGGCAAAACCGGAGCCTCGCCGGCAAACCGAATGGGGTTATGCTTTACGCTGGTGGTAGGGCGGCGCATTCAGATGATACCGCTTCACTTTGATCGTCATGCCCAGCTTCATGCCGGGATCCAGGGAAGCTGGCAAAATCAGAGCGGCAATTCGTGGATGGCCGGGTCAAGCCCGGCCATGACGGTTGGGTCAAGCAGACCCGCGCAGCGACGATCAGCGATCGTCTGTGGTCACGCCAAGCACCCGGATCGGATTGGCGTAGCTTGCCTTGATCAGGGTAAGGGTCTGCTCCTCCTTGGTCATCTTGGCAAGCGCTGCCGCTACCGCCTCCGGCGAGAGCGGGTTGTCACCAGCGTTTCCGGTGCCTGCGTTATCCTGCTGCTTTGACACCGAGACGCTGCCGCGAGCGATCGTCAATGGAGGAAGCGGCGTGCGGGCGATATCGTCGACCCGCTGCGACAGCCGATCGAGCAGCGGCACGATTTCGCCGAGCGCCTTGACCAGCGCCGCCTTTTCAGCACGTTCGGTAGCCAACAGCTTGGCGAGGTCTCCCCTCGGCAACGCTTTTGCTGGCTCGAATTCAGTGTGTTTGTGCTCTTCCTCGCCGATTTCCGCAGCCTCGCAGTGGGCGCCGGCAGCGACCAGGTCGCCGTGCGCGGCGCGCAAATGATCCATTGTCTCGACAGAATGGCGCGCGCCGGCCTTTACGACCTCTTCGGTGCGGGTATCGCTGGCGGGAGCCGATGCCAAGTCGGAACGCGGCGGCAGCGGCGAGCATGCCGCCCCTCCCGTCAACTTGCTGACGCAGTCATGGGCGATGTCCATCAGGTCCTGATGCATTTGACCGCGTTTGCCGAGCGCTACCGCCACCGTACCGGCCTCATTTGAGCTGTCGACAATAGCATTGTCGCCCGGGCGGAAATCCGATCGCGGCGGGTGCATCTGCGGCGCGACAATCGCTGCCATATCGATGGGCGAGGTCTCTGACGGAGCAGCGCCGGCCGCGCGCAGATGATCGCAAACACTGGCCATATGCGCCTTCTCCACAATTGACAGGCCATCGATCTTCAGGCATTTGCCGCAAGCGTAGAGGGCCATGTCTGCTAGGGCCTGATCGCCTCGCGAGTGCTTGGCCTTGGAGAGAGCGGCGGCGAGCTTGTGCATGTGCGGGTGTCCGGCTTTGAGGAGAGCGGCGATGCGCGCGGCTCCGGGTCCGCCAGCGGCCATCGCAACCAATTCGGAAGCAAGCAGCGGAAGACACTCGTCATCGATGCGCGTGTCACGCAGAAGCTCCTCGGTTTCTTCGGCCACCCGCCCAGTCAGAAAGCTGCACAGTTCTGCAATGAGCGCCTGAGCGCGGGGAGGCTGCGATGCATCGCTCTCGATCGCTGCCTGATCCTCGAATGCATCGTTAAGCCACTCGAGGTCGCGAGTGATTTGGGCCACCTGGCCGACATCGCAAAGCGCCTTGGCCAACGCGACAGAGGATGCCTTTTCGCCGTTGTTGGCCGAGGGCGGACCCTCGACATCGATCTTCTCCTTCCACGCAGCGATGATGGCAGCTCTGATCCGCCCGAGCTGATCGGCAGTGTATCGCTGTGCGTTGCTGGGCCTGTTGATGTAATTCCAGGCAGCGCGAATGTGACGCTCGGTGTCGATCGGGTAGCGTTGTTTTCCGTCAGACTGGTATCCGGGATCGGCGTAATCGGGCTCCTTGTGGGCTCTGAGCGAACTGCCGGCCGTGCTGCTATTCTGACTGCCATCGCCCCCCGGTTGCTTGCCAGGGTTTAGCTTGGCGAGCGCCCCTTCAGCCGTCTCGATTGCCCTTTTTGCGGCATCGATCGCGGCTTCGCTGAGGACGGCGCTGTCGGTTTCTTGCTCGACCTGTGGCAGCGGCTTGAAAGACGCGTGCGGTGACGGCGGCAATTCAAGGTCTGCTGCGCCGAGCGCCCGCCTTTCGAGACATTTGACCGCGTCTCCTTTGCCGCGATGACGATGGTCTGCCACTCCACACGCCCAGATCTGGATCGGAGGGTTGAACGGCTCTCGCGTTGACGGGAGCGCCGCCGATAACACCGGATCAGCGGGACTTCGCCCGGGGACGCTTTCGGCGGCTTTCCAGCAATCGAAAATCGCTTCCGGGTTCGCCGGACGATCGACCAGCGAGATTTCGCTCAGAATCAGGCCGGTGATAGCCTTGGGGTTGCCGGGCTCGCGCTGCGTGACCCGGCCGCCGATCGAAAAGCCGCGATAGACTTGGTTTTTGACCTTGGCGATTGCGATCGGGTCGACGACATGCGCGACCACCCGGGTCGCCCCGTCGTCCCCGACCTCGGCTTCGAGCGTTGTTCCAGCGGCCGAGAGCTGGTGCATCTCGCGCATGCCCGAAACCGCATATACTCCGGGATAGCCGCACGCATCGCGTCGGCTCGAACAATCTCACCCTGGTCATCCACGACCTCCGATGAGGCGATGCCGTGCACCCGCACGGTTCCGTCGTCCTGAGGCTCAACCTTCTGGATTGCGCCATAGAGTCGCATGATCAATATCCTGCTAATGAGCAGCGCGAGCGCGCCCGGTATGTCGTCATTTTTCGGGCGGCTCCCGCCAAAGCGATCGTGCATCAGATGCCCGATCGCGGAAGGCGACAGGCTCTCGTTGCGCAGCGGCCGAGAGTGGCCGGCCTGCTGCCTGGGCGAGTAGCTCAATCGCCTCGAACACCCGGCCCGCCGCCGCCGAATTATCCGGGACGAGAATTTTGACCGCCGCGGCAGCGATACCCGCCCAGACCGGGTCTCCGGTAACTAGGTAGCAGACGGAGCCAGCAAGGATGCCAAAGCCGATCACCGTGCTGGGCTGGGGCGGCCACCGGAACGCTATCTTGTCGAACATATGCCTGTCACCCGATCAATTCATCGCATTGACTTCGAACCAGTTGGCGACCAAGTCGTCGGCGACACCCGCCGTGTAAGACGACCCCGTCAGGGCAATGACGATAGCGCCCGACTCGACCGCCGTCGGAAAGACGGGCAAGCCGATCCCGCCATGGATGCCGCCGAGAATTGCGGTCCCCTGCGCGTATTGCGTGTTGGAGCCGGCGGCGCCGTATTTAAAGACGTTGGCCGTCAGCTGCCATCCGACATTATTGTTTGGGATCGCGCCAGTGACCCAAGGACCGCTGTCTGCGATCACACTGCCGCCGGTCACCACGCCACCAGAAATCATGGCATTGAACCACAGCTTGACGCGCTTATCGTTCGCCGTGGCTCCGCTGCGGCCCTGGGCGGTGACGCAGAGCCCGCGGCCGGCAACATCAAAACTCGATGCCGGCAGCGTGTAGCTCGCCAGCACGTCGTCGGTTACGTCGGCATTATTGCCGGCGAGCGGCTTGCCGATCTGGCGATGCAAATTGCCTCCGCTGCGAGCCGCACCGGTTCCGCCGCCAAAATATGTCAGCATGTCGGAAGGCTCGACACCGACCCCGGGAACGACACCGTTGAGCACCCAGACCGCGGCACCGGCGCCTGCTGAAAGGCAGGTCCAGGCGCGGCTGGCGGTGGTGTTCAGCCAGCGCGAGCCGACCGAATAATCCTGGGTAAGATCGTCGGCCTCGTTTGGGTCGGTAGTCGCCGAAAAATTGTCAAAGGCGTCCAGCTTGGTGCAGCCGCTGCGAATCAGATCGATCACGTCGCCGGTCGCAGCTGCAGCGATGACGCCTTTCGCGTCTGCAGTATACGAGGCGCCCGATGTCTGATACCGCGCGTAAGCAGCGGGTGCGAGCAGCTTTGTGGTCATGGCCGAGCTTTCCTGACTGTCACAGACCCGAGGGTATGCACAGGACCGTGGCGTTGAGCTTGAGCACGCGGCCGTCGCTCAGGGCAGCCGTGGCTTCGAGGATATATGTGCCGCCGGCCGCAGTCGTCGGCATGCCGCCAACCGAGGCAACCGAAAAGAACCCGGTGCGTGTCTGCAGCGATCCATCGGCCGGCGTGCGCAGCTGGATTGCCGTCTGGGCCGAGACCGACAATATCCGAGTTTGCCGTCCGTCGGTTTCCGGACTATGGCTCACAGTTTCCTGCTGTTACAGACCCTTGCGTTCCCAGGGCTTCACTGATACTCTCTGTTTCCGAGGTACCACCGCATGTTCTTTTCTGGTGGTACCTAGGTGGTACCTAGCCTGGAGCGGAGGGATGCGGGGCAAGATCACAAAGCGCACGGTTGATGCGCTGCGGCCAGCGACAGATGACGCCGAGGCTGTGCTGTGGGACAGTGAGCTCAAAGGCTTCGGTGTCCGCGTGCAGCGTGGCGGCGCCAAGACCTACATCCTGAAATACCGCGCCGGCACTGGCCGCGACGCGCCATTGCGCAAGCTGACGATCGGCAAGCACGGCTCGCCCTGGACATCGGACCAATCGCGGGCCGAGGCAAAGCGGCTCTTGGGGCTCGTGGCTCACGGTAAAGACCCGGCTGGCGCCAAGGCCGCAGCGAGGGCCGCGCCTACCGTCGCAGCGCTGGCGCAGCGTTTCCTCGCCGAGCATGCCGAGGTGAAACGCAAGACCTCGACCGCCAAAGAATACCGGCGGTTGCTTGAACACGTCGTGGTGCCCGCCCTCGGAAAAAAGCGGTTAGCCGACGTTACGCGCCAGGACGTGGCGAGGGTCCACCATGCTCGGCGCGGGACCCCGACCGAGGCCAATCGGGCGATTGCAGTGCTCACTACGATGTTCAACATGGCCGAGCGCTGGGGCGAGCGGCCGGACGGCTCGAACCCATGCCGGCATGTCGAGAAGTACCCGCAGAAGAAGCGTGAGCGCTTCCTATCGGCCGTGGAGATGGGGCGATTGGGCGATGCGCTGGCCGACTATAACGGCTCGCCCTACTGCGCTGCGGCGATCAAGCTGCTGGTCTTCACAGGTGCCAGACTCGGCGAAATCCTCGGTTTGCAGTGGCAGTCGGTGGATTTCGAGGATGGTACAGCGCGGCTGTCGGACTCAAAAACCGGCCCAAAGACCATCTACCTGCCGCCACCTGCGTTAGCTGTGCTTGCCGAGTTGCCCCGTGTCGAAGGCAATCCCCACGTCATTGTCGGGCGTGTCGCGGGCGCTGCCCTCGTCGATCTCGAAAAGCCCTGGCGTGCGATCCGCAAGGAGGCTGGGCTCGAGGACGTGCGGCTGCACGATCTGCGCCACAGCTTTGCCAGCATCGCCGCCTCGGGCGGTATGGGGCTGCCAATCATCGGCAAGATGCTCGGACACACTCAGGCGCAGACGACGCAGCGTTACGCGCATCTGGCCAGCGATCCGGTGAAGGCCGCTGCCGCGACCGTTGCGGGCCAGATCGCCGCGGCAATGGCCGGCGGCAAGGGCGAAGGGTCCGCTGCCACCGTGGTCAAGCTCCGCCCCAGCGCATAGATTCCAGCAAGGCAGTGGATAGGCCGGCCAGCCGACAAGCGCGGACACCGCACCGCGCTTCCCTGCCGCGACCCTTGCGGGCGCCACGGGCGCGACAATGCCCAATCGCTACCTGAACCCGCCGGAGCCGCCCAACCCGGCATTAATCAAAGCCTACCTGCGCGACGCACAACCGACCGCCGAAGACGTTCGGATCGACGAGGCGGCTGCTGTCGACGCGCGGCGTGTGAAAGCCGTCCGAACCCTTCACACCCTCTGGCGCCAGTGGAACGCCGAGAAGGCGAAGGTGTGCGCCGCCGTGTTCACCGCCGAGTTTACATTGGAACTTGAGGAAATGACCGCCGAGGCTACTCGATCGCTGGTGTCGGGCGAGCGCGACCTTAGCGAAGCCGTCGCAGCGGTGGCCGCAAAGATGGATGAAAGTGACAGCAGGGAGAATGCGGCTTATCGGGCGCTGCGCGAGCATTGGATCACAAAGCTGGGGGCGCCTGACTGTTTCGATTTCATGCTGCAGAACTTCTTCGACCGCAACTTACGCGTCATTCGCGACAGTCCGGACCCCCTGGCGGCGATGCGCGTCTTCTGGGAAGGGACGCCGCGACGCGGGCGGCAAAAAGAAACCAACGTGGAGCGTGACCGCTCTCTGGCAGTCGCCGTGCAAAAATGGATCAACGCCGGGGAGGGGCCAGAAGATGCAATAGAGGCAGTCGCCAAGGAATCACCGGCAATAGCCGCGGTCGAGAAACCGTTATCCTACGAATCAATCTACAAAATCTATTATCGGGTGAGCTTAGAGGCCCGCCTCGCTCTGGCCTCGTGGACGACTGAAGAGAAGCCCAAGCTCAGAAAGGGTCGGAAGCAAAAGGCTTCTTGCCCCACGGACGTCGAGCAATAAGGACCGGTCCGCAGTCTGGCTGTAAAGAAATCGAGCCGAATTGTTGGCAGTGACCGCAGCGTTTCTGCGGCGTACCTCGGGCGGGAAATCATCTTTCCCGAGGTTACTACTATGCAACGCCTCTATTACACCCCTGCCGCCTCGCAATGGCTAGAGGAGCACGGCGTACCCTACGCCGAGACGACATTGCGGAAATTGCGATGCACTGGCGGGGGACCGCGCTTCCGCCGGCTCGGCAACAAACCGGTGTACACCGAAGCCGACTTGATCGCCTGGATCGAGGAGCGGCTGTCAGAGCCGATGGGCTCGACCAGCGAGGCCGATGCGACAATGCTGGCCGGATGACGAGCCATGCCGTCAATGAGAGAACGCCGCCCGGCTGGCGACCGGACGGCGCTCGGGAACTTCGACAACAGCACGCGGCACGCATTTAAGTCGGCGCCCTATCGCAAGCAAGACGCCGCCGCAACTCCCGCGAGCCGGGGTCATCAGCCAGCGCCGCCGACCGGTTGGGGTTTCCGCAGGTCCGCGGGGTCTGGTCCGCCACGACGACCGCTCCAGTTTGCGCTGATCAACAGGGTCGCACTTCGCGAGCTGCCGGCGTTGCTGGCCCAATGGCTGCCGGACGGCAAGCGGCGTGGCCACGAGTACTTGGCCCGCAACCCGCGCCGTGCCGATCGTCATCTGGGCTCGTTCTCGATCAACCTCAGGACCGGGCGGTGGTGCGATTTCGCCACCGGCGACCGCGACGGTGATGTCGTCAGCCTGGCTGCGTATCTCGCGGGCGACATCAGTCAATACGATGCGGCTGCTGGTCTTGCCGACCTGCTGCGGGTGGAGGTGGGCCGTGGACGCTGAGGAGATTTTTGGCGGCCGCAAGGGCAGGAAGCGGCGTTCCGGCACCGGCGGACAAGAGGACGACAGGACAAAGAAGTTCCGTTCAGAGGATGATGAATCGACGGCTGGGGATGGCTCGTCTGAGGACGAACCCGCGGCGGCTGAGGCCGCAGTAGCCGCTGCGGAGCGGGCCGAGACAATCCTGTGGGTTCGCGGACAATTTGCCAACGCCGGCCCGATCCAGGGCACGCCCGGCGAGCGCTATTTGGTAGACCATCGGGGCCTGAAGACAGGGCCATGGCCTGAAGCTCTGCGTTGGAACCCGGCGTATCAGTGGCAGCGTGGGGCGACACCCGTGCCATGTCTGCTGGCCGCGGTGACCAACGCGGCGGGCGATATCGTCGCGGTGCAGTCGATCGAGATCGATTCTGCCACCGGCGCGAAGTCCACCCGGACCGACAAGCCGAAGATGTCTCGGGGTCCCGTGTCGGAGGGCTTCGTTCATCTCGGGGACAGCAGCGAGGTCCCCTCGGTGCTGGCCGTTGGCGAGGGCGTCGAAACGAGTTTGACGCGATACCAGATGGCTCCGTGCGACGCCTACGCGTGCCTTGGTGCCATTCGGTTCGTCCCGCCGCAGCCCTATCATCGGCGCGTCGACATTCTGGCCGACACCAACGCCCGCACAGAATGCCGGCGCCTAGCGCTCCGCTACACCCGGCTGGGCCGGATGGTCTACGTCATCACGGTTCCCGATGCGCTTGGCCTTAAGGCCGACCTCAACGATGCGATGCAGCAGCTCGGCGAGGCTGCGGTGGCGATGGCGATCGAGGATGCCGAGCGGTTCACTCTGACCCCGTCTCCAAAGTTGTCGGACTTCGAGCTGCAAATCGGGTCGGATGTCGAGATCGGTCGGCAGATTATCGACAAACTCGAAGAGATCTATGGTCCGATCATCGTGGTCGAGGGGCGGATGTGGCGGTTCGACCGAACCCATTGGACTGCGCTCGATGACGATCACCTGGTGCGTTTCGTGCACCGCGCCGATGGGGCCGTCTATCCATCCGGCGATGGGGTGGCGATCGTCCGCCTCAGCAAGTCGCGCGTCGCCTCGATCATCGATGCGGCGATGAAATACCGGCATCAGCCTAACTTCTTTGACGACCAGCCGCTCGGGATCAATTGCGAGACAGGATTCATTCGGTTCAATCAATCCGGCGAGGCGGCTCTTCACCCGCACGCCAGGCAATGGCGCCACCGCCATGTGGTGCGCGGCCGCTGGCCCATCGCGGAGGTGCCGCAAAACAGCCTGTTCCGAAAGTATCTGAAAGATGCCGTAGCACCGGATTGGCGGGAGGTCGGCCAAGACGCCGAGGCCATACGCCTAGCGAAGGAAGACGCGAAGCTAAAAACAAAGCTTCTGGGCGAGGTGGCCGGGTGTGTCGCGCTGGGGCGCGGCACTAGGGTCAGGGACCCCAAGGCAGTCGTTCCCTACTCCCAGTGGAGCAAGACCGGGAAAAGCACCTTTCTCCATCTGCTGCGGTCACTCCCCAATCCCGAGGCGGTCGCCAGCGTCGCTCCGAGCAAATTCGGCGACGAGAAATACACCTACCGTCTGATCGGCAAGACGCTCAACGCCTCGGACGAGCTTCCGTCCAACAGAGCCCTGAAGTCCGACGTATTTAAAAGGCTGATCACCGGAGAACCGGTCCCGGCACGAAACGTATACTGCCCAGCCACCGATTTCATTCCGACCGCACTACATGTCTTCTCTGGAAACGTATTGCCTTCCTTTGCCGGCGGCATGGACCAGGCGGTGCTGAACCGTCTGCTGCCGATCCCCTTCGATCATGTAGTTCCTCCGGAGCAGCTTTATCCCAGGCTGGACGAAAAGATCCTGCAAGACGAGGCGGACATCTTTCTCGACTTTGCCGTCGAGGGTGCCCGCAGACTGATCCAGCAGGGCGGCTTCACCATCCCTGGCTCGTCGGAGAAGCAGCTGGAACAGTGGGCGAGCGAGGCCGATCCAGTGCGCGGGTTCGCCAAAGAGTGCGTCGAAATAACGGAAGACCCAAGCATTGTATCAGTGGCGAGGCTCTACCGTGCCTTTGTGGCATGGGCCGGGGAAGCCGGGCACAAGCGCGAGTTCCTGCCAAGCGCGAGATCCTTTGGCCGCCATTTTCGGGCGGTGGATTCTCGGTTTATCTATGACCGCGCAAACGGTTCCATTTACCGCAACCTGCGGATTGTATGGGAACCCCAATGAAGTCGAAATGGGAGGACATAGTCGACGAGCTGACGCCACCATCGGTGCTCCTCGGCGCTGACGAGAGCAAAGCCTCGGCATCTCAAAATATAAAAGGTCGGATGTTTGATGTCCTAATGTCCGAAGCAGCAGAAACTCTGGGGCTTGAGGCCATTTCCGGCGAAAAGAAATGTCCAGATAATGTCCAAACCGGTAGGTACCGCGGCGGTATGCCCGACCTGAACGACGCCGAGGGCGTCGTCCCAATCAGCTCCGTTTCCGGACATGATCCGGACATTAATTATCAGCAAAAAGAGGCCGAAAACCCAGATAATCAGCCGGCTTGGACATTAGGACATCGAAATCCGAACCTTTTACGTACCGCAGGGACTAACGAGAACGGGGCCAGCGATAATCAACCCGCGCGACCGCGACCGGCGCCGTTCCGGCCAGGAAGCCCGCTGTTTCTGCGAGACGGGCGGGTCATGCATCGCTTCCGCGCTGCCGAGATCCCGGCACTGGCGCCCGATACCGCAGCATTGCTCGACAAGGTGCGCCGGGTCGGCGTCGTGCTCGTCGCCGACGGCACGGAATTGCACGTCGTCGAGCGCTGGAAGGGCCAGCTCCACCCGCAGACGCTGCGGAACCTACGGGACAGTGCCGGCGACGTCATCACCGTGTTGCGCGGCGAGCACCGGGAGCGAGTCGCCGGGTTGCCGGCAGCATGTGTGGCGGCGCTCGAGCCCACGGCATGACCGAAATTTACGAGGCTATTGGCTCGCCTGTCCTGGAGCGCCCGATGACGGGGCTCCGCCCGTGACCATCCTCGGGCGGCCGGGGCGACGCCGGAGAAATGTCGAATCTGCCCCTCTGAAAACCCAGGATTTCTGCGGGTCTTACGAGGTCGAAAGTGATGTCCTTGTAGGTCAGGCCGATTCCCTGATTTTGGCGGAGGACAGGCGGGTTTCCGAGAGCGCGGTTTCGCTGCCTCCGCTACCGCTGTTTGCGCGACTTCCGGCGGCGCCGCAGAACCCCGATCCGAAGCGGTTGTTCTGGGACGCCGACAAGCGAGCATTCCGATTCATCCGCCCGCCGGCGAGGTGTGATTGCGCCGGTCGCAAATCGGTCTTCGGCGAGGTGCTGACATGCGGTCTATGCGATGGCCGAGCGACGCCACCAAGGCGCTTCCGACCCGGCCCGGCCGATTCGCCCTGTCGATACTGCGGGGTGCCGGGTGAGGGTCACGTCTGCCGGCGCTGTGCAGTGATTCTGCGGCACCGCCGGCAATCCGGCATCGCCGCAGATGATCAGCTTCTGTTCGAGATCAGCCGCGTTCTCGCCGAGGCCGATCGACGCGAGCGTCGAGCACAAGAGACCGTAGACATCAAGAAGCGACGGCAAGCCAATCGACGCCGCACAGACCGCCGGTGGGCAAAGGCGGACCCGGCGCCGCTTTCAGTAAGCCTGGCAGGCCGCAATTTTCTCGCCCCCGGCCGACGGCCCGGTTTTCCCCAAGTAGGCTGACTGCTGATCGACCGGCTTGAGCTGGCCTTCGACGCGGAACTCTAA